CATCTTATCTCGCTCGCCTCCTCCGGGGTTAAGCGGGACATCCTCGACTGGGCCGAATCTGCCGTCGTCTTCCCCCACTCCGACCGGTCCCCGGCCTTTAAACGCTCGTTTGCGCCCTGGTTTAACTTTCCGCTAACCGAGTTCGCGAGCGGGAAATGGCGGGTAATCTCCTTTATCGGCCCGACCGGCGCGGGTAAGACGACCTTTATCGAAACGGTTACGTCCTACGTAATCTGCCTCGACGCGGGCCCTATGTTAATCGTAGGGCAGAGCGACGAGGATATTGGCGACTGGGCGACGGAACGGCTAATGCCGATGTTAACCCAGATGCCGGCGACCAAGTCGCTTCTCCCTCATAACCGGTACGCGATTAAGAAGACGGAGATCGTCTTCCCCCACATGTTCCTCCGGCTCGGCGGGGCTAACATTAATACGCTCCAGTCGAAGAGCTGCCGCTACGTTTTCTTAGATGAGGTTTGGACCTTTAAAGTCGGGATGGTAGAAGAAGCCCGGGCCCGCTTGCACGACCGGGCGAACGGTATCCTCCTTGCTTTAGGCCAAGGCGGCGTCCAAGGCGACGAGCACGATAAGCTCCACGCCACCTGTACCGCCTACGAATATAACTGGCGCTGCCCGAATTGCTCCGAGTTTAACCCGTACGCGACCGAGAGCCTCCGCTACGACGACGCCCGAAACGAGAAAGGAGAGTGGCTCTGGCCCGCACTAATCGCGAGCGTCCGGATACGATGCCCCCGCTGCGCCGCCGAGTTCGCCGATAACGAGACGAACCGGTATAAGCTCTCCGCCGCCGGGGAATACCGCTCGACCGGAGCGGCGGACGCTTGGCCCGATCGCTTAGGGCTCCATCTCCACGCGGCGGCGATCCCCTGGATAAAGTGGTCGGCGTTAATCCTCGAAAAGATTAGGAGCGAGGAACGGGCTTTACTCGGCGATCCGAGCGCTCTAAGGACGTTTACGCAGAAGCGGGAAGCCCGGGCCTGGATCGAGGCGGACGCGGTCGTTACCGTCGAGCTACAGAGCGGCGGTTATAGGTCGAGCGAGTTCGAGGACGGGAAACCGATCGACGGCGAAGCGGTCCGCTTCCTAACGGTAGACAAGGGCAAGGACCACTTCTGGTTCGCGGTAAGGGCCTGGCGGGCGGACGGGAGTTCGCGGCTATTACGGGCGGACCGGATCTCGGCCTGGGACGATATTATTAAACTCCAGGCCCAGTACAAGGTCCTCCATCCGGGCGTCGCGATCGATTCCGGCTACGATACGACCTCGGTTAAGAGCTTCTGCGCCTCGCACGGCTTTCTCGCGCTCCGGGGCGACCGGCTAAATAGTTGGACCCATAAGGACGCGAAAGGAACGACGAGCCGGAAACCGTACAGTCCCTTCGTCCCGAACTATACCGTCGACGGAAAACTTAACTACCTAGTCTACTTTTCCAATCTACATGTTAAGGATACCCTCCAGCTTTTAAGGCTCGGGCGGGTCGTTCCGTTCGAGGTTCCGAACGACGTCTCGACCGAGTATTCGCTCCATATGTCGAGCGAAGTACGGCGGGACGTAATCGGGACCGGCGGCGATTTAGCGCAACGGTGGATGCCGATCGAGGGCCGACCGAACCATCTATGGGATGTCGAGGTGATGCAGGTTTGTCTAGCGATAATGATGGGGATCGTACGGTTAGACGAGAACTTCGCGGTAACCCTCGAAGCTCCGGCGACCGAAGTCGCGGCTTAGGCCGGGCCGGGCGGGTAAGTCTTAACCGATGTACTATGAGTGGACTTTTCGCGTTCTACTGGCCTGGGCTCTAGCGAACCCGGACGCTTTTAACGCGCTCTTAACGGCGAACGCGATAACGCTTACCCAATCGGGCGGGAAATATATCGCCCAGACGAATCACGGCGGCAAGATGACTTCCTATAGCTGGCCGCAGTCGTCCTCGGGCCAGGGGCTCCCGCTCGCGATCGTTACGGGGATGCTCGGACAGGTGGCGTGGATGATCGGGAATTATACCCCGGACGAGATCGCGAACTATTTGAAGATTGCTCCGTCGGATACCCAAGTCGCCGTTTACTGGTAATATGAAATTCCTCGAACGGTTTAATAATTTCTTCCGCTTAGAGAAGCCGAAGCCGAAAGACCTAAAGGAGTTTACGTCGACGAACGTTAACGCCTTCGGGAGCTGGGGGTTAATCGACGGGACCCGGCCCGATCCGACGAGGCCTTGGGAACCGCTCCAGGCTTGGGACTTCGATTCCGGGGTCTCGAATTTCGACTTTATCCAGATCCGGAGCCAATCCCGGAAGCTTTTCGCGAATTTAGGGCCCGCTCGGGCGGCGGTCTTACAACGGACCGCTTACTCGTTCGGGAGGGCCTGGCAGCCAAAGTTCGCCGGAGCGGATGAAGGATGGGGGAAAGCGGCGACGACCCTTCTAACCGAACTCTATTATCCGCTCGCCGACGTTCGCGGGACCGATTTCGTTACCGCTTTACAGCTCGACTCCTTCTGCGTTGACGTCGACGGGGACGTTTTAATCGTTTTTACCGAGGACGACGCCGGTTACCCCCAATTAGTCCGCGTCCGGGCGCATCGGGTTAATTCCGGCGATTCCCCGGACGATTTCGTTAAAGGGGGCGATTACGCCGGAGCGACCCTCTATAACGGGGTTATCCGGAACCGGGACGGTCGTCCGATCGCGTATAGAGTCGAATCCGGGGGCGAAATTAAGGGCGAATCGCCGACTTTCGACGATATATCGGTCGCCGATTGTATGCTACTTTCCGATCCGGAGTTTCCGGACCAATGCCGGGGGCTACCGGCCTTTACCCACGCGCTCCAGGATCTTTTAGATTTAAAGCATACCGTCGGGTTCCAGAAGCAGTCGACCATGCTCGCTTCCTCGATCGGGCTCCTCGAAACGAACGAGAGCGGGACGCCGACGAACCTCGCGAGCCTAATGCAGCAAGCCCAACCCGGTAATACCGCCCCGTTCCCGGTCCCGAGCGGAGTAACCTCGAAGGAGTTCCTCGGCGGGCTCGTAAAATATTTCCGGGCCGGGACCGGCGGGAAGGTCGAGGTAATGTATAACCGTAATCCGCACGAGAACTGGGAACGGTTTATGGAGCGGCTAGAGCGGCAATGCTGCATGGGGATACCGTGGCCGTACGGGATGGCGATCGATCCGGAAGGGCTCGGCGGCGCTAATCTCCGGCTCGTTTTAGGGCAAGCGATGCGGTCCTGCGCCGACCGGCAAGATCTCTTCCGTCCGGCCTGGACGCGGATGATCCGGTACGGGGTCGCGAAATTTATTAAGCTCGGGTTACTCCCGGAGAACGCGGACTGGATGAAGTGGGAGCCGACGCTACCGCCGAGGCTTTCGGTCGACGGCGGTCGGGAACGTACAGCGGATCAGAACGACTATAGGCTCGGGATCCGCAACCTAACCGATATTCTAGAGGAACAGGGGCTCGATACCGAAGCCCAGCTCTATGCCCGGGCGGTCGAGGTCGCCCAGCGGAAGAAAATCGCCGCCGAAGTCGGGAAAGCGTTCGGAGTCGAGATTACGGATTCGGATATGTGCCTACTAACGCCGAACGGGAACCCGAGCGATAATCCCGGCGATAATTCCGGCGACGGCGAGACCCCGCTTCCAAAGCCCGGTTCGGTCCCCGCTTCGCCGCGAGTAATAAGCGGGTAAGTCTTATTCTAGATGACCGCTTTACCTTCTTTAACCGCTTTCGCGACCGCCGAAGTCGGAAATATCGACGCGACGGCGGGTCTAATCCGGGGAATCTCCGTTATTACCGTCGGCCCCGTCTCGGGGCACGAGTTTTACGCCGACGCGGAGACTTTAAAGACGGTTTTAGCGGCGGCGAAAGAGTACAACGGGCTTAAGGTTAAGCTCAACCACGGCTCCGACGTCGGATCGATCGTCGGTTATCTCGACGGATTCCGGATCGACGGCGAACAATTACGGGCCGATTTCCATCTTCTACAGTCTTCCGAGCACTCTAATTACGTCCTCGAACTCGCTTCGACCGTCCCGGAACAGGTCGGCATGTCGATCGCCTTCTCTTTCGAATCCGAAGAAGTCGACGGACTCCCGTATCCGGCGGTTAGATGTATCGAAATTTACAGTTGCGACCTCGTCGATAGCCCCGCCGCCAATAAAGGCGGCCTATTTTCTAAGAAAATGAGTGAAGAAGCTAAGAAACCTGAAACTCCCCCGGCGGCTAACGATAAAACGGAGGAAGCTCCTTCGCTCGATAGCCGGATGGCCGCTTTGGAGGCGGCTCTTACCGCCGTTACTGCTAAGCTAGCGGATCTTTCCGGGCTCGCCGCGCTCGGGACGAAGATGAGCGCCGTCGAGACGGTGGTAAACGGCTTTTCCGCGACGGTCGAGGAAACGAAGACCGCCTTCGAGAAGAGACTCGAAACCCAGGCCGCCGAGTTTACCGCCCAGCTTAAGGACGCCAATATTCTCGCCGCCCGGAAGATGGCCGCGACCGGTCTCCCCGCCGGGAAAGCGCCGAGCGCCGAGACCGGCGATAAAATCCTCGATTTTACGACCGCGCTAATGGGTTTTAAGGACCCCGTCGAGCAGCAAGCCTTTTATGAGAAGCATAAAAGCCGAATCCACGCCCAATTTTCCCATCCTAAGAGGTAATCCGCAATGGCCAATACGTTCACTAACACTAGTTCGATAATCCTTACCTCCGCCGCGTTGGAGGCTTTTATCGCCGCGCTAACCCCGATTAAGAGTTTCGCGACCGATTTTTCGAGCGAAGCGGCGGCTAAAGGGACCGGCGTAAGGGTCGTTTTCATCCCATCCCAGGCCGATGCGACGGATTTCGCGGGCGACTATACCGCTAACGCGGGTTCGGCGGCGAACGGGATCGACATCCTGGTAAATAAGTGGAAGTTCGTGAGTTGGCAGTTGTCCGACCTCGAATCCTCTTTAAATCAGCTCGTAAAGATCGAGTCTTTCGGTCGCCAGTACGGCTTTAAGCTCGCGAAGGCGGTCTTGCAGGACATCTGGTCGATCGTGACGAATGCGAATTATGGGAGTGCAGTTTTTACCGGCGCTTCTTCGACGTTCGACTCCGATTCCGTGGTCGACATCGATTCGGCGCTCGATTTACTTTACTGGCCCGACGTGGACCGGAAGATGATCCTCAATAACCTGTATTACAACTCGCTGATTAAAGATCCGAGCGTTAAACAGGCGCAAGCGATCGGTATGGCCGGAGCGGCGACCCCGGTCCAGAGCGGCCACCTCCCGAACCTTCTCGGGATCGAGGTCTTCGAAAGTATGTTAGTCCCGGCTAACTCGGAAAATCTCGTCGGGTTCGCGGCGATGCCCGATGCGATGGGCGTGGCGATGCGGTATATGGCCCCGCAAGAAGGAAATACATATTTTCAAGCTGCGCCAGTGACCAACGACAGCGGTATGACGTTGGGATTCAGGGACTTCTACGATAATAAGTCCGGTACCCGCTGGCAAGTTCTCGAAGCGAACTACGGCTACAAGGTCATTAACCCCGCCGCTCTAAAGCGAATTATCTCCGCTTAATTTCTTCTCTTCCCTCCTAAAAATTTTATGCGACGCGGCCTTACGTTACAGTATCTGGGTACGGCGAGTGGGTACGCCCCCGCGACCCAAGTGTACGGGCCGGAGACTCCCCTAAATACTCAGATGGCCTACGCGAAGAGTTACGTAGCGGGTATCGTTTCCGGATCCGGTAGCGGTTATACGACGAAAGTTGAAGTCTGGACCGAAAATTTCCCGGTCCATAAGTACGTCGCCCGGTATCCTCATAATCTCGGGACTTACTAAAATCTCCTTTCTAGTCCCGGTAGACGGCGGCGAAGTAATTAGTACCCGCCGTCTTTCCTTTTCCGGCGAGGCGGTAAGTCTAGAAGCGACGAGATGAACGCTTTCGATACGCAGCAACGGGCCGGTTTCGAACAGCTCTTAATTGACGCCGGGTGTACTAGGGAATTCCTAACGCTCGACGTTACCGGGACCCCGGTTACGACGGTAATCGACTGTATCTGGTCGACGGGGGAGAATACCGACGAGACGGTCGCTCTAAGCCCGAACGGAGTCTATTTTAAGGCCGACGTCTTAGTTACCCTCCGGGCGGACGATTTCCCGACCCGGCCCCGCCCCTATACCTCGGTCCTAGAGAGTCCCGCCGGGAATAAGTGGCAAGTCGTCGAGGTCCTCGTCGATTACGGCGTCTATTCGATAAAGCTCGCGAAGAACGTCCCTTAATATGGCCGAGAATTCCGCGTTTAATATCGATCTACGCGGCCTAAAAGCGCTCGCGGCGGGCCTTAATAGCCTTCCGGAGAAGATCCCGAGCGTAACTTCCCGCTCCATTAACCACGCCGTCGACCGGATGTATACGGAAGCTTGGAAGGTTGTTAAACCGGAATACTTTACGAAGATGAAGTATTTTAGCCGGGCGACCAAGAAGATCCGGGCGAACCCGTCGAATCTTAAAGGGGGACTCGTCGCGACCGGGAAAAATCTCTTTCTAAGCTCGTTTAAATTTAGTCCTTCGAAGCCTTTCGCCGGAGGGAGAGCGGGCGGGGCGGTCTCGGTACAAATTGGGCCCGGGGTTTCGGCGAAACTTCCGACGAGCGATCCGAGGGCCTTCGTCGCGAGGATGCCGAGCGGGTTTATCGGGGTTTTCGCCCGGCGCGGGAAGAAGCGGTACCCGTTCGCGAAGCTCCGTTCGGACGTTAGCGCGGCGAGTATGCTCGCCGGGGAAACGGTCCGGAAGAAGCTAGAGGAGATCGGGAAGAACGAGTTCGATAAGGAATTTAGGCGGTTAACGGATCTGGAGATGAAGAAGGCGTTCGGGAATTTACCGAGATGAAAGCGGCGAAGAGCGGAAACGGTACGGTTACGATCCCTCGCGAAGGGGACATCGGTAAACGGTGGTATAGCGACGACGTAGAAGGCCTGGAAAGGGCCTTAGTCGACTCGATAACGGCTTGGATCGGGGATAAGACCTATAAGAGCCCGGCGACCGATCCGAACGATCCGGACGGCGTCCTCGTTAATTATATTACGCCGCCGGTTTATGCCGGATACATTCCCAGTAGCCTTCTCTCGCCGGACGGGCTTCTCGATCCGCCGAGCGCCCCTTCGGTCCTCGTCGAGGGAGTCTCCGGGAAGCTCGAACTCGGGTCGAAAGAGGGCGAGTACGAGATCGCGGTTAAGATCGTCGTAACCCTCTGGGACGACGCGCCCGATTTTAGCGGTTATTCCGACGCGAAGTATCTGAAGGAGATGATCTATTTTAAGCTCCTCCAGTTCCGCCTTTTACAAGAAAAGTACGAGATGACGGGGACGACGGAGTGGAAGAACGTCGCGAGCGGGCATAACAACTATTTCGTTACGACGATCGAAATGAGCTATAAGATGGGGCCGCCGCCCGATAGCTCGTCGAGCGTCGACGCCGATATTCGCGATAACAATTTTCTCTTCGACGGGGCTCTCGTCGTCCGGTCGACGCCCGGGACCGACTTAGTTATAACCGACGACGACCGCGCCTAGCGCCGTCTCGGGGGCTCGGCGGGTAAGTCTTTAAGAGATGGCCGCCGCCGTGAGTAAAATTTACGTAGGTCCGTACCTTAAGCCGCCGATCGGGCTCTTCCCGTACGTCCAATTCAATTGGACGTACGGGAA